ATGATACAACAAAGATGGTTGCAAAGAAGGGGCACTGCTTTAATTGCAGCGGTCAAGTCAGAGCTGCGCACATCTGCCCATTTGTGGATGCTGTTGGCATCGAGTTAACGGTGAGCGGCACTGATGTGATTACATCGAAAGCAAAGAAGTACACGCAAGGCATGAGCTTGGTGTACAATGTAAACTGCGACAGAGAGGCTTGGCTGTGTTCGATAGGTGGATTGATGGCAATGCCACTTGCTTATGCAACGGCGGTAGAGATTTATAACTACGGGCTAAGCATCAGCCCTAACCAAAGGGTGAACACTACTGTGAGCATCAACAATGGCATCATGAGTGATGCACAGGATGGAATGATTGCAGGGCGAGACATAGCGGCAACAAGATACAGCGAAGAGCTCACAGCGATGTTGCAGAACATGCGACTGCCAAGTGACAATACGTGCTTTGATTGCAGACGTAACATGAAGTATGTCACTGCACTTCCATAATGGCTACTCCCAAAGAGATAAGTGCAAGGATTGATGGGCTATTCGCAGAGTGGAGCGGAGGATTTACTCCGCTATTTACGGCAGTGCTTGACATGCGCAGGGAAATGTACATCCGCATTTTTGGGATTGACACTGGTAGAGGAAGAAACCAAGCAGGCAACTTCTTGCCAACAGTTCCATATTCAAAAGCATACGCTAAAATAAAAGCAGCAAACGGCAGACCTCCATTGGAGCTCACAGGATTTCTTAAGCGATCATTTGCAACAGATCAATCAAGTGTAAGCAATCAAGGTTTCACTTCTTTCATTTACTTACAAGCTGATGAATCAGGCAAAGCATTAGGATTGGAGAAAGGAGTTGCAAGTGGGAATCCAAAGTATAAGACATTTAAAGGATACGGAACAATCTTCCAACCTACAAAAGAGGAACAAGATGCAATGTTGCAAATACACGCTGAATTGTTAGTTGAGGAAATATCAAATCAGATTTCTAAACCATGAATCTACTTAAGACCATTATCGAAAGGCTTAACCAAAGGGTTGAGGTTGCCAATATCTTCGACAAGCAGTTCGGACTTTGCGAGCTTAACGCTAACGGCAACGAGAAAGCTTGGGTGCACTACATCGGCAATGGTCAAGCGGAGGTTGTAACCAACTTCGATGCTAAGCAGGGCACATTGTTTTGGGCTAAGCGTGGCAAGGTGACAGTGGTTAAGACTGATGCATTCAGAGTAAGTGGATGCAAGCAGTTGTACATCACAAGCTTTCCGCTTACTGCTTATGCAGTGGTCCGCAAGAGCCATCTGCCATGCGACAGCGAAGATGCACAGGATTGGCTTGCTTCGAGAATCTACAAAATAACAAGCGGCACTGATCCGGTATTTAAGCAAGCAATCGGAGTGATCAACTACGAGGTAATTCCAAGCGGCTACATCAACGAAATCAAAACGCTAACAGCAAACTATGAGTGGGCATGTGTATCGGTTGACTTCGATATTCAAGTGATCACTACCACTGAGGATGGCTGCTATGACATTTGCCAAACGGGAGACATTCCGCTTCCAGACCTCCCTGCTTGCACACCTTGCTTGACTGAGGTTGCTGTTGATGGAGTTACTATCATCGGCAATGGAACGGCGGAAGATCCACTGAGCGCAGTTGGTGGTGGTGGCGGTACTCCGCTAATCACTAAGGAGGAAGGCACTAACGTAAGCACTAACACAACTACATTAAACTTTACAGGTGCCGGAGTAACAGCATCACTCACATCACCTGGAGTGGTTGAGGTAAATGTGCCAGGCGGCGGCGGCGGCGGTGTGACATCGGTAAGCGGCACAGCACCAATTGCATCAAGCGGCGGAGCAACTCCAGACATCAGCATCACACAGGCAGATAGCAGCACTGATGGATACTTAAGCTCAACCGATTGGAACACATTTGATGGGAAGTTTAATGTGCCAACAGGAGCAGGCACTGACTACCTTGACGGCACTGGAGCACCTCAACCTTTTCCGACTTTACCAACAGGCACTGTCACATCGGTTGACCTATCAATGCCTGCTGCGTTCTCTGTTAGTGGCAACCCAGTAACAACAAGCGGAACATTGGCGGTGACAGCGGCAGGAGTTGCAACGCAGTACATCAGAGGAGATGGGCAGCTTGCAAACTTCCCTACATCAAGTGGAGGCGGTAGTGCTGTGAGCTTTTATCTTAACGGCTCAGTTGCTCAAGGTACTTTGGATGGAGTTGCTTTTAAGCAGATGAGCAACACTCCAGTGATTGGAGCAGGAACAGATTTTAGCATCAATGCAGATGGTTATATTCAGTCATTCATCACCGATGCAACTGTGCCTAATCAGTTACTGATTCCTGCTGGTAATTGGAACTTTGAAATGTACTTTAGTGCGAATAACGCAGGAAGTTCGCCAAGATTCTACATTGATATTTTTAAGCTAAGCGCAGGAACATTGTCATTGATTGCATCAAGCTCTGCAACTCCTGAGTTTATCACTAATGGCGCAGTCATCGACTTGTACACAACTGCGGTGGCAATGCCAAGCACTGTGCTACTTGCAGCGGACAGAATTGCAATAAGAGTGTATGTTATCCATAGCAGCAAGACAATAACTTTACACACTGAAGACAGCCATTTTTGCCAAGTGTTAACAACATTTGCAACTGGCATCACTTCGCTTAATGGACTTACTGCGCAGACTCAACTCCTTGCAGTTGGAACGGCAGGCACTGACTTTGCAATATCATCCACAACTGCGACTCATACCTTCAACCTACCAACGGCAAGTGCTGCCAACAGAGGTGCATTGAGCACAGCTGATTGGACGGCATTCGATGCTAAGCAAGATGCACTGGTAAGCGGCACGAACATCAAGACCATCAACTCGACAAGCATTCTTGGAAGCGGCAACTATGCCACTCCTTTCGAGCTTGTTGTTGCGGCATCAGATGAGACTACTGCACTTGCAACAGGAACGGCAAAGATTACATTCCGAATGCCGAGAGCAGTGACACTAACAGCGGTAAGAGCATCACTTACAACGGCTCAAGCAAGTGGTACAATATTCACAGTTGACATCAACGAAGGCGGCACAAGTATCTTAAGCACTAAGCTGACAATCGACAATACGGAAACAACAAGCACAACGGCTGCCACTCCTCCAGTTATAAGTGACACGGCACTTGCCGATGATGCAGAGATTACAATCGACATTGACCAGATTGGTAATGGCAGCGCAAAAGGATTGAAGGTAATGTTAATAGGCAACTACGCATGAGTTTCTTAGTCAACCCTTATGTCTATTCGGGATGCGATGCCGATGCACTTGCATTCTTATCTGCTGCTGCAATAACAGATGCCACAATTACATCTGCCATTTGCACATTGGTCACTACGATGAAAGCAGATGGAACATGGGCTAAGATGAGTGCGATTTATCCGATGGTTGGAGGAACGGCTACAACGCATAAGTTCAACCTTAAGAATCCATTGGATACAAATGCTGCATTTAGACTTAGCTTTGTTGGTGGATGGACTCACTCAAGTGGTGGAGCATTGCCTAATGGAACTAATGCTTACGCTAATACATTTTTAATCCCATCTACAATTTACACTACAAGTATGGGAATAAGTTATTACTCAAGAACTAATTCAAACACAGGACTTGACCAAATTGATTTAGGTTGTGTTGATACATCAAGTGTTATTTGGCTAAGTACCCAGTATAATATTGGAGCAACTATAAATAGATTTTTATCAAGAAATTCAAGTGCTTCAATTTTAGCAAATACTGCTAATGCAGATGCAAGAGGTTTTTATTTTTCTTCAAAAACATCAAATGCAGCTAATGCTTTTAAAACTTTTAAGAATGGTGCTTTGCAAAGTTCTTTAACTGGAGCGGGTAACGCACCTATAAGAAATATTTATTTAGGAGCATTTAATAACAATAATGTTTCTATTTTATATTATACAAATAGGCAATGTGCATTTTCAACAATTGGAACTGGATTAACTGATGCTGAATCATTGGCACTATATAATTCAATACAGACAATGCAAACCACCTTATCCCGTCAAGTTTAATGCAAGTACATCAACTCACATACGAAGAAGCACAGAGCCTTGTTGGCGTTCAGTTCATGCCCGATAATTATTTCAACCCAATTATGGATGCTGACGGCAATCACATTATCAGCATTGAAGAAGTTGAGCAGTGCTCAATTGATTGGGTGAAAGCCTTACCTTTGATAACTTATAAACATATAATATCTGAACCATGGCAGGAGTAAAAATTACAGACTTAGGAACATTGACCACAGCGGTTGATGCTGACTTACTTTATATCGTAGATGTGAGCGACACATCGCAATCTCCACAAGGCACATCCAAGCAGATTGAACTTGGTAATATTGTAAGTAGTGGCACTTGGACACCAGTGATATCAAATCAAACTGGAACAGCTACAATTAACATAACTGGAACAAGTAGATATTCTGTAATAAATGGAATATGTACTGATTTATGTAGGTTAGAAGTTGACATGGATACTGGTCAAACATTAGAAGATTTTAATATTAATTGTGCCGTTGAACCTTTAACAAACTTTTCTTCAGCAAGAGATATAATTCCTATTTGGTCAGCTCAATCAGTTATTTCTGATATTGATAATATTTCCATCGGAGCAGTTAATGCTGAAAAATATGCAATTATTGCGATAGAAACAACATCTGCGGCAGTACAAATAGAAATTATAGTTCAAAGAACCTACTCTTTAGCTTAATGAAGACCTCTGATAACGGCATACGACTCATACAGGAGTTTGAAGGCTTGCGCCTGACATCCTACCTATGCAGCGCAGGAGTGCCGACAATCGGATATGGCGCAACCTACTACCATGACGGCAGCAAGGTAAAGCTCGGGCAGACGATAACCAAGGAGCAGGCAGTGCAGATGCTTAAGGATCACCTTAAGGAGTTTGAAGGCAGCGTGATTGGATTGCTTAACGGCACAACAGTCAACTCCAATCAGTTCGATGCGCTTGTAAGCTTCTGCTATAACCTTGGCGCAGGCAACCTCGCTAAGTCGCAGCTGTTGAGGTTTGTAAAAGCTAACCCAAACGACCCAAAGATTGCAGCTGAGTTCCTTAAGTGGAACAGGGCAGGCGGCGAGGTATCAACCGGACTTGTAAGAAGGCGCAAGAAAGAAGCGCAACTTTATTTTGCAGCAGTTGTATAACACATATTTGCTTAGGCATAAGACGGAGCCATTTGTTATGCTTGACGAGATGGACCTTACACTGGAGCAGTTCATTGAGAAGTTAAAATCATCATACGTTTTTAATCACATGTGGGGCAATGACAAGGAAGCAAGTAAGTAAGCCAAGGCAAGTGCTTGACATCATACTCAAGTATTGGAGGCCAACAATTGGCAGCTTAGTGATTCTCAGTTCTGTCTTCGCATTAATCTTTAAGCAGATTACAACAGAAACACTCGCAGCAATTGTGGCCGCAATGGTAGCCGCAGGATACATACCTAAAAGCAACAGCAATGGATGACGGCATCGACTCAGTACAAGTGATCACTACCCTCGATGAAGGGTGCGTGGTGGGTATTGGCTGCAAGGTCCATACGCATCATCATCGCATCGAGGTTAAGCCGCAAGTGATATATCAGTCAATGGAGAAATTCACTATCTTTGGCAAGAACTATTGCACTAATCAGTGGGGGCAAACTTTCGAGATTGCCGCCGATGATCCACTGCAAATACCACAGCCGATGCAAAAAATCTACGCAAGCGACACCATCACACCAACAACATCTGCATTCCTTGTTGTGCCTAAGCCAGAGCAGAAGATTATCATTAAGCCTCGCACTGAGTTTGCAGAATATCAACCGACAATGGATGCTCCAATCATGGGCATGCTGTTGACATTTACAATCTACCTCACAGCGCAATGGGCATGGAGCTCGATGTTAGCATGGTCAAACCTATGCAGCGAACTCAATCAATGTCTTCGCTCTTCATCTTAGAGCACAGCATAGATCTATTCTATGTGGTGACTGATGAGCACGGGCTTATTGTGTCAAGCAATGAGCTGTTCAAGAATTACTCGAGCCATATAAAGCCAAGCAAGATCAGTGACATCATAAGCATTGAAGGTGATCAAGAAGACTTCATCAAAGCCGTTCAATTGGCTCGATTGCATTCGCCTGAGCCATCACGTGTCTATGCTCGAACAAGATTAAAAAATACCATTGACAGATATAACATTTGGAACTGCTTTGCCATTGAAGACACCTTGCACTTTGTCGGGATCCAGTTAGTCGATGTAACATCCATCAGCTCGCATGACTATGAGCGGCAGAAGTTGCTACTCGAAGAGTTCCGCTTTATGCTGAGCCATG